ATATTTGATGGGTTTTAATTCTTTGAATATTTTATAGATTAAAGAGGTAATTCTTCTTCACCTTCTTCTTTTTCTTCTTCACCTTCTTCTTTTTCTTCTTCTTCACCTTGTGCTGGTTGAGCTTGTCCTTGTGCTGGTTGAGCTTCTTCTCCTTGTGCTGGAGCTTCTTGAGCCTGACCTTGAGCAGGTTGAGCTTGTGCTTGAGGTTCTTCAAATTCACCTTGTGCTGGAGCTTCTTGAGCTTGTGATTGAGGTGCTTCTTGTGTTTGAGCAGGTTGAGCTTGTGCTTGAGGCGCTTCTTGTGTTTGAGCCTGAGGTTGAGCCTCTACTTGAACTTGAGGTTGAGCCTGAGGTTGTGTTTGAGTTTGTGATTGACCACCACCCATTAAAGCACCACCAGGAATTTTCTCAACATCTAAGTTATCCATGTTAATAAACTTTACAATTTCTTCAGCAATATCGACATCACCAAAGAACGTGCGTAGGTTTTTACCTGTAGTGTCTTTTACTTTTTTCACATAAGCATTGATTAAAGATTGAGGAATATCAATCATTGTCTTTACTTTGTAAATATCGTTTACTTGAAGAACCGATTCTTTAATGATTTCTTCTCTGTTCTTTTTAATACGATAGTTTTCATATGTTCTGATATGCTTCATTTGTATTTGAATATTTTTTATAGATTATATATTAAACTAAAAAACTCATTTTTTATCAATTAGTGTACTAGTAATAAACCGAGTACTAAACCAATAATAGCGACACCTCCACCGATACCACCAAAGACCATTTTAGTTTTCATTTTTCTTATTTGTAGATTCTTTTCATCAATAACTTGTTGTCTATTATCAACTTGTTCTTCTAAAATAAGAATCTTTTTAAGATAAGCAGCAACTTCACCTTGTAATGATTTAATTTGTTGGTCTTTATTATTCAAAGACTCTTTTAATTTAGCAATTTCCAATTTTTGAGAAGCAATTACTTGTTCTTTATCATTGATAACTCTAACACAAACTGAATCATATTGACCAATTTGAGTACTTTGTTTTTCTAAAAGAGCCAATAAGTCAGTACCATTATCAAGTGACTGAGCTTGTTCAATAGTCATTACAATAACTTGTTGACCATTTGAATCTGTTTCAAATTTAGGGTAATCTATTTTAGCCTGTGAGTATTGTGAGTAAGCACTTAAACTCAACACTAAACCAACTATAAGTGATAAAAACTTTTTCATATTAATGTTTTGTTTTATTTTTTAATGATTCTAAAAGAGCATCTCCTGTTCTATTAGGAGGATGATTCTTAATCTCTTCAATCTTATGTTGAGTTTCAGCTAAATCACTTCTCAACTTATTCAAGTTAGCTTTAGACTTGTTAGCCTCAGCTTCTGCCTTTCTAGTTAAAGCCTCTTGTTTAGTTATTTCAGCTTGTAATTTAATGTCTAATTGTCTAAGACTATCAGATTTTGCTCTCCAAGTGGTGATTTCTAAATCAACAGCTTTCTTTTGAGCTTCTAATTCTTTGAATTGTTGCTCTAGTTGTTTAACTCTTTCTTTTGATGCTTTATCACCTGAGAAGAACCACTTAAAACCAAATAAAAGTGTCAGTCCAAGTAAGATTAATATCAAAATTGATTTAATATCCAATTTCATAAAAACTTATTATTTTTGGAATTATATATTATTTTACCAAACCGACCTTTTATTTTTGAGAAATTTTATATATATTTGTAAATATTTAAAAAACTATGACGTATAAAAGACTAATATCTTTCGATTTTGATGACACTTTATTCCATACACCAAAACCTGAAGAAGGCGAAAAAATCTGGAAGGAAAAAACAGGAACAGATTGGCCATATAGTGGTTGGTGGGGTCGTCCAGAAAGTATTGACCCTGAAATATTTAACATTCCATTGAATCAATGGGTTTATAAAAAATATTTAGAAGCCGTATCTGATCCAGAAAACTATGTTATATTAGCAACTGGTCGTCTTAAAAAGAAAGAAGGTATGTCTAGTCATATCCAAACTATTTTAAATCAACATAACCTATCATTTGATGAAATTCATTTAAACTGGGGCGGTGATACATACCACTTCAAAACTAAATTATTTGAAGAAAAAATTGAAGAACTTGGCGTTCATGAATTTGTTATGTATGATGATAGACAAGAACATTTAGTTAAATTTGAAGAATGGGCGGAAGAACATCACGTTCAAGTTACAGTAGTTGATGTTGTAAACAAAAAAGAAACTATTTTCTAAAATAATATATAATATTCAATTTATGGCAACAATTACAAAAAAGAAAACATCTTCTAAAGTAGAAGAAATTTTATCTAAACCATACAAACTGGTTTTACACAATGATGATCACAATACATTTGAGTGGGTTATTACTTGTCTTATGAAGATATGTAAGCATGAAACCGAACAAGCTACTCAATGCGCTCATATTGTTCACTACAATGGAAAGTGTGATGTTAAATACGGAGATATTGAAACAATAGCAACTATGAAAGATAAACTCAGAAGTGCTGGACTAAGTGCTACGATGGAGGCAAACAACTAATGAAATACCTTAAAAATATTTGGAACTATCTAGCAGAAATACAAAAATATGTTGATGAAGTTCAGAATAGACAAATCTTTGGAAAATTCTAAGACATACTTTTAGTATGTCTTTTTTTATTTACCAAACCAGTTAGTTCCATTCCCACCAAAGCCATTATTATTAGCTTTATACCTATTCATTTGTTGTCTTCTTATTTTCAAAACTTGACCATAATCAACACCCTCAACATAATCTATTCCTTTTAGTGTCTCTCTAACATAGTTCATATACTCTTTATCAACAAACTTACTAGACCACTCTTCAATCATTTCAGAAAAATCGTGTCTACTAAAAACAGTTGTAGCATTTACGATAGTCATAACAGTATCATCATGACCAACGTCTGCCGCATATCTTGTGTTACCGGCTGATGTAGTATGTTTAACAAATGTTGTGATTTCTCTAATATTATCTTCATTAGTAATAACGAATCCTTTAGTTTGCATGAGATCCTGATAATCTTTAACCATGAGATTCTTATTTTCTCCTACCTTTAACCCCACCTTTTCTTCAGTAGCATCGGCTCTATGTTTATATCTAACAAATACAGAAGAGCCATAATTATTATTACCATCAAAAACGTGAGGTAGCTCAGCAAATAAAGTATTACCATAGTTATTCAACTCGACAACTACTTTACAGTTATCAGGATTTAAGTATTCAAATACAATCATATAAAGTAATTCGGCTAACTGCTTAACAGAAATATAATTGTTTCTATAAATACCTATTTGCTCTAATCTAAAGAAATCAACTATTGATTTATATGATGGTTTTTGTAATTCTGTTAAATCTTTTGGTTTCTCAGAAACTCTAAATATGTTTATAATAGAATAATCTTGTCCAAGTCCCTCTGATATATCGACAGATATTACAATCTTATAATCTTTCCTCATTAATGGTATAAAAACATTATCATCCTCAACCCATTTTAAATCAGTATAACTAAATTTTAGTTTTTTATCAAACTCGAATATAGGCTCATGTACATAATGTTTTTTATTTTTCAATAACTCATCAATAATTGCCTCATTCAATAATGATTTAGAAGCATTAATAAATCTTAAACCATACTCTTGGTTGAAGGCATCCTCACCACCAATATCTTTTATAGCTTCTTCTTTCCAAGTTGTAACCTCAGCAATAGCCATAATAGGAACTTCAAAACCATTCTTATCAATAAATGTTAATTTCTTAACATCTTCATCTGTACATTTATCATCATTAAAGATATTAATCACATCTTTGAGTAAGTCCATATTATATTCCATAAAGACTTTTGTCTGACTACCCCACTTCTGATTAACTAAATCAAATATCTCTTCTTTAGTTACACCATATTCATAAATTTTATGCGGATTTAGTCTAATGTAAGTAACAAAACGACCCGGTACCTGATACCAATAAACTCTCATTGGTTTATAGTTATTCTTCATTGGATCGCCCTCAGGTCTTTCAGCATCTGTTAATAACCTATGGAATAGGTTCATACCATTTGGAGTAGAAGTGATGATAATCTTTGAATTTTGAACAGCAGCAGTTGTCGGAAAAGCAGCAGTATAGTATGGTTCAATAATATTTGAAGGAATGTGAGCAAACTCATCTAAGTAAAGTACGTCAATAGTAAAACCGATTGCTGGAGTCTTTGTTCTAGCTGATGTTTTAATTCTACAACCATTCTCAAATGTTAACGACTTCTGATTCCAAGTTTTAATACCTGGTTTTAAGAAAAATGGTAGTAAAGAGTAAATAGATTTGATTTTATCAACAATCTCAACAGCCGTATCGCCTTTGTTAGCAACAATCATTATATTCTTATCATTATCAAATAATATCTTGTGTAACATGAAAATAGAAGATGAGATTGTTTTACCAACCTGACGAGATGCCATTAAGATACTAAATCTATTATTAACAAAACTATCAAGCATCTCTTTTTGGTAATCTCTTAACTTAATAGAGCCAATAGAACCATCTTCTCGTTTTACTTTACAATATTTTTCCACAAAATAATGAACATCTAAGGCACATCTAACATACTCTTGTTGTTCATCAGCAGTCATCCTAAATGAAACACCGGCTCTTCTCAAGCCTACTTCACTCTTTAACCAAGGATTTTGATATCGTTTAACGACTATACCATCATTAATCTTATCAGTTGCCTCTTCTACTAGTTTGGTTGTAAAAACCATTTGTCTTTCTTGTTGTGGAGCAAATGCCATATTTTAGGAAAAGATATTTTTTAATATATATTGTAAAAAACCGCCTTCTATGTCAAAAACAGAGAACGAAAGAAATAGAATCAAAGATGAATTCGATGAAATCCAATCGGAAAGTGGCGAATTTGATATAAGTAAACACCTTGCTAGACCTGAGGATTTACCAGATTTAGGTGAAATAGAAATATATGATTATGATTCAGACATGACAGTTGCTAGCCAACAGTCTATGGAAGTATTAGAATCACTTATTGATTTATATTTAAGTGATGTACCTCAATTAAAAGAACATCCTTATATAAGAAATAAAATGAGAGAAGATGCTAAAGTTTATGCTGAAACAATCTTCTTATCAAAAATGACTAGAAAGAACTTCTTATCACAGTTAAGACAAGTTGATAATGGAGATAATTCTGCTAGAATGCATGAAGTTGTCAATCAAACAATTGGTCAAATTAGAGAAAACTCTAAATTCTCATCCACACAAAGAACTGAACTTGAGAAATTTTATAAAGGACTAAGAAAAGATTTAGGTCTTAATGAAATTGAGAATCCAGAAGTTATTAAAGCTCAAAATATAGCGGCTGAAGAATCGGCCGGTGATTCAATAGGTGGTGGAGAAATAATGGATAATAGAAAGCTTAATGATTTAATTAAGAATGCTATGATTAGTAAAGAGAAAGATAAATAATTATCTCCATTTAAAACTTTCAAACACTGTTATTAAATTACTAAATTGAATATCTACTTTTGTAGTTACAAATCTATTTACTTTATTACCAGTTATTAAATTAACATATAATGTGTATTTTTTAGATTTCAAATCTTCTTTAATAATTTCTTTTAATTTATTATCAGTGTTTGATAACAAAACAGTTAAAAGTTTATTAGATTCTTTTGATAGTTTAATAACATTTTCTTCATCATCATAGAAGAATAATTCATCATATTGACCTAACTTTTCTTCAGTAAACTTATCACCTTCAGTTTTAAGACCAACTATATGTTGTAATAATAATCTAACTTTCTTATGAGAAATATCATCAGATACTTTATTATAGAATGTTTCTGAT